CAGTTCACTCACTTGTGTTTTAGGTTCTGCTTGTTCTAGTGTTTTCATGTACTAATTGTCGCTCCTAATGCGACCACTTTCCATGCAGATCCATCAGATACTGCGACTGTTGCTGCACCTGCATTTCCATCTGTTACGTAGATCATTTGTCCAGCTAGAGATGCGGATGGCACGCCTGCAACATCGTATGATTTTAACGTCATTATTGTGCCACTTATCGTGCCACCTGTCAGAGCAACTGCATTGCTCGCTTGGGTGGCAATTGTGCCTAGTCCAAGTGCAGTTCTTGCTGCCCCTGCATTTGCACTTCCTGTGCCTCCATCTGCGATGGCAATGGGTGAGGACAGACCACTAATTGTACCACCTGTGATGTTTACATTTCCTTCGTTAATCGTAACTGTTGGTTCACCTAGTTGGTTAAGTGACGCAGCCGTTACATCCACGCCTGTTGCGAAGGTAAATCCTCGTGTAACTGTTGCGGTAATTGCCATCTATGCAACTTCCCTTCTTGCTGCTGCCCCTACCCCAATTGCTTCAAGACTAACATGCCTAAAGCTTGGTCTGCCTGCGGTGACATTAATCTCAACTTCCGCGCCATACCCACGGGTACGCCCCGTACCAAAGCGGAAGAGTGCTTCTTCTGTGCCATCTGCGGTATGGCTTAATACTGTGGTACTAGAGTCTGGATCAAGCGTGTTGACCTTAATGTTAAATGCATCTGCATTAACTGTGTTTGCACCCAACTGTCCACGCTTCCAACTTTTCACGCTAATATCTCCAAATGTGTATGAGCGTGTGACAAGCTTGCCTGCAATTGCAGTTGTGCCTGACTCGCTTGTACTACCTATCTTGCGTCCAGAATCATCTATGGAGTTTTCTTCCATTAAGTACCAACCTGTATCATTACATGCGAATAATCTGCGTCTTGTTGGATTCGATCCATGCGAGCAGATTACCCAATCATCCACATGAAATGCCAAACTGCCTGACATTGCTGGATAGGAATCAACACTAGTCCATGTGGATGTAAGTAAGTTAAATACGAAAATCTTGTTGGGTACTGTGCTAGACCCTGTAGGTACTGCAAGGTAGTAAGCGTTGTCATACACCACACCACACGCTTTGTCTGCTGCTGCGTAATTAACCTCATCAAATTGATCTTGTATAGGTCGAGTCATGGGTATGGTTTCGCCACTTATTTTACTAATAGCTACCCCAAGTCCCTTGGCTGGGTCTGTACCTGGTGACAAGACAATGACCCCATTATCTGATAGGAAGAATGTTTGTGGCCCAGACTGTGCAATTGATTTACGTGCCACACATCCATGCTGACGGGTAATCTCGTAAGTGTTTGATGCAGAGGTAGTTGCAACATTATTAATCATATGGATGGAATTTCTCAAAAAGCAAATTAACTGATCTTCTTGGTAAGGAAAAAAGCCTACAAGAAAATCTGCACTTCCTTTATTGATTCTAAATTGTGAGTCAGCAGCGTAGTAATTATCTGTGTCTAACAAATCAGACATGATAATAGAATAATTACTATCTGTGGGTTGTGGGATGATTAAGCGATTGCGGAAGAATACACCATAATCTGTGTTTGGACATTGTATGCGTCCAGCACCAGGGCTTCCATTTGCTTTGACTACAAAGTCTGTAGGACTGCTATAATCGCCATCCCATTCAAGTGGAGTCTTGTCCTTGCCACGAAATAAAATCAGCTTCTCAAGTGACTGTACAAAGCTCGCTCCATCTGCTTCTGCGACTATTTCACCACCTGGATAATCTATAGCGATACCAGAGGTGTTTGCATCATTCCAAATGATTGCTTTTGTCTTGGTTGCCACCACTACAAACTCTGTGCCTGTCGCAGGGTCACTAAACAAAGTGCTGGCAAACACACGCTCATCTGATCCGTTGTAGGTAAGTGTTACACTACCTGCTAAGAAGTCTATACCCTTGCGTACCTCTGCAAGGTCACCAATCAAGCGCATATTCTCGCTTGTCTGTACAAAGCCCGGTTCTAAACTTGTTGCTTCTTGGTAGCTATCAATACCACGAAATCCACGATCCCCATCTTGAAGAACTTGGTCATCCAATCTACCTAATGTACGATAACGTGCCATTCACTTGTTCTTTATTTCTTGGTAGAGTTTTCTACCCATGTACACAATTGTAATTACACCTGCAATGCATCCAAATAAATCATCCAAGTGTGCGAGACCAAAGGTGGCAACTGTACCACTCATGCCAAGAATTGCAGTACGATCAATCATTAGAATAACCAGTCAATAACAATTAAAGTTACAATTAACGTAACAAATACTGTGAGCATTTTACCTTTTTTAGAAAGCGATAAAAATTTATCTTTTAATAATTCTAGATTTTTCATGGGTTACGGGAAGGAGGTTTGACAGGAAATGGTGCGCGAGTCTGATGTTTAATCGCCTCGGTTTGCGAGCATTGACGAGCCGTGCGTTTGGCTACGAAGATTGGAATAGCTAAGTATCCACCAAGTAATACTGCTGCTCCAATTAAGATGTTTTTGATCGTGCTGGTAAACTTCTCAAAGCCTGTCTTATGCTCTGCCATTCCTTGTGCAACCAAGGCAGATACATCTCCGTGTGATAGTGCCTCGATGGTTTCTTCTGCTTCGATAAGGGCATCCTTGTTTTTAAGTGCTTCTCCACTAACTGCACCAATGCCAGCACCAAGTGCTGCTATACCTGGGCCACCTAGTGACCCCACTCCACCACCTGTAATTGCACCAAGTGTTGGGTAGGTGGAGCGCAGACTGCATCCGGTCAGGCATATCGCCAATATGATTATGGCGGTGTAGATCATTCGCTAGGAGGATTAGGGTCAGTCCACTCGTCAGTAGCTAATATAACTAATATTTCAGAGTGTGTGTACTCGGTCTTACCTTCCAAAAAGCTGGGAGTGTCTCCTTCGTACTTTAGTAGGAATTTACTACCATCTACAGAGTAACGAAGTGTGTCAGCAGATGTTTGCAAGACTTGGTCAAAGTCTACATTACCTACTTCAGAAGCTTCGAGTATTACATATGTTCTATTGTTCATAATTAATATGCTGTGTAAGCTGCTCCGTTTTCAAGAGTTGCGTTGTAAGAATTTTTAGACATATCGTAAACCGTAGTTCCACTAGCGTCCTCAATACCGTCTCCAAATCTATACCAAGCAGAAGGGCTAAAACTTATTAAGTTACCCTTAGTTCCGTTAGTACCTCCGCTTCCACCATTGGATTCACCTTTATAAATATTGGTTACTTGACTACTAGTCAGAGCAGAATGAAACACAGCGAGTTCATCTATATCACCAATACCAGGTAGATAAGCACTACCAGTTGGCCAGTATGTAGGGCTATTTGACGGGAACATATTCAATAAAAAGTAATCTCCACCAAATGTTTGAGACAAATTATTGTCTGTAACATTCATTTCTAAGGATGGGCTGGTGCTTGAATCACCTACATATACTTTCATATTTGTACTACTACGGACAAAAACAACATGATACCAAGTATTAGTTGTGTATTGAAAACTAGAATAGTTATCAAATATCGTTCCCGCTGAACTATTAGTAGAATAAAAACGAAACTTAGTCGTATTGGGAGAGCCGTCAGAACCTTTGAGGTTTAGCTGTAATGTTGATTGATTCTGTATGTCGCCTGAGTAAAAAGTTACTCTAGTATTTGTTGGAATGGATGGTATTTTAACCCAAAAGCTAACACTAAAATCACCAGAACCTACACTATCTAAACCATAAGGGCTTGTGAAATAATCATCCACCCCATCAAAGGATGCGTAGTAAGCGTTAGTCCCTGACCATCCACTAGCCCCGTCACTCTCATATCCCCTCCAATTAGAACCGTCCCAAAGGATAACATTATTAGTGTCCGTTTCAAATAATACATCCCCGTCCGTTGGAGAAGCTGGGCGTGTGCTTGATGTGCAAGTGCTAAAAGTACTCATAATTGTGTTTAAGAATCGTTGTTATAAATATACCAAGCACTGCCGTCCCAAACATACAGATCGTAAGTG